AGAGATTCTGGGAACGGCAGAAGCTATGGATGCACCTAGTTGCAATCATGGCCACATGGAATGGCGTACTGGCCATTCTGCTAAGACTGGTAAAGATTGGGCTGGGTTCTTCTGTGCCACCAAGGGTCAAAGTGGTGGGATGGATAAGTGTCCAACGCATTGGTATAACCTAAGTAGTTCGGGCAAATGGGAACCACAAAAGGCGAGGGTATAATGGGATACATAGAAGTTCATACACCTTATGGCTGGGTTAATCTTGAGGATGTTCCACTGTTCAATGAGATACCTTGCCAGTTATGTAATGCACCTACCATGATTCATGATCTAACATTTACAGTAGCTCAGGACGGCTTGATTAAACCTTCAGCGACTTGGCAATGTGGAAAGTGTAAGACTGTTAATGGATAAAGAAACGCTACTCATGATTTTGACATTAGCTCTATTCATTGGCGGCATTGCAATGGGTTACATGGCTGGGATGAATCATTAGTCAGCACAGAAAGCACAGAGGTTTCCGCACTGAACGGGTGGTCGCACAGTACCTATCGACTGTATGGCCATTCGCCAGTGTGGGAAGGGGGAATGGTAAAGATATTCAGTCTGTGCCTTTTGACTGTGAAGTCAAGGCAAGGGCTGGATTCCAACCAAAGGCAGTCTTGGAGCAGATTCGTAAGCGCACAGCTATTTCGGGGGAATTAGGCTTTGCTGTTTTGCGACTCAATGGGCAGGGAGAGAATGCTGCTGAGTATGCGTGCATCATCCAGCTCCAAGATTTGCTTCCACTTCTAGAATTAAAGTATGGTCATATTAAAGTTGATCCAGTAGATGCAGATGTAGAACGCTGTAGCTGTGGGTCTTGGATGATTGGGGAATGTAAAACATGCCAGCCTACGATTACAAATGTGGAAGATGCGGATTAAAGAATGAGTTGCATCATGGCTGGCACGATAAACCAACAGTTCTATGTACTTATTGTAATGAACCAATGATTAAAGTTATTAGTCCAGTAGGAGCAATCTTCAAGGGTACTGGATGGGGTAAAGACTCTAAATAGTTATCCACAAAGTTATGCACAGGAGGTTCTTGTGAATAGAAACACCGCTCTGACCAGCACTTATAGTAATCAGTTTGACAGCCATGGTACGCTAACGGCGCAGAGCCTCTCAAAGGCTCACCGCAAGCCCTATCGGGGCGCAGCTTGCGGGGTGCTAGTAGCTATTGGGATAGCTCTATTGCTAGTGCCTAGAGCAGGTAGCTCTGAATCAGTGCAACAAAAAGAATACATAGACTATAAGACTTATGCGTTATATCTATTAGACTTCAACTATAAAGAGTATGTCTGCTTATTAAAGCTGTATGGTAAAGAATCAGCATGGAATCCATTAGCAAAGAATGGTAGTCATAATGGTATTCCTCAAGGTAGAAGTGAATGGCTTGCAACCCAAGATGGTTGGTCTCAGGTACGATGGGGGCTTGACTACATAGGCAACAGATATGGTGAGCCTTGCATTGCATTAGATCATTGGAGAACTAAAGGGTGGCATTAGACAAGCTGAACTCAAGACGCTATCGAGTTCATAAGCAGCGAGTGTTCGATAGAGATGGACGCATTTGTCGCTACTGTGGCAGTGATGAAGAGCCATTGCACATTGACCATATAATCCCCCGCAAGGTTGGTGGTACTCACGATCTAGATAACCTTCAAGTCCTATGCAAGGCATGCAACCTACGCAAGTCAAGCAAGGAAGAGGGCGTTTTTTTAGCACAGACGGCTACCCCCCCTGTCTTTTCTTCCCGTATCTCCCCGATGCAGTCGGAACCGATGCTGGATAGTCCTTTTACAGTCCGACCTAATCCCATTCCATGACGACTAAGCCTAAAAAGACCCAACCGCTACGAGGGGCAACCAAGCCGAGGGTTCATAGCCCACTTCTTAAAGGCAAGACCAGAGCTAATGAAGTAATTGAGATGGTCGAGCGTCTAAAGATGGACAAGCTTATGCCTTACCAAGATTTTATTCTTAAGCAAATGATGATGGTTGATAAGAAAGACCAGTACCGAGTTAAGACTGCATTGCTCATAATTTCAAGGCAAAATGGCAAAAGTTTTCTTGGCAGAGTCCGTGTAATTTGGGGCATGTTTTATGGCGGGGAAAAGAAGCACATCATTATGTCCTCTAACCGAGCAACTGCTCTCATGACTTTTAGAGAAATCGCATGGATCATAGAATCGACACCAGAGCTAAAGGCAATGACTAAGGCTGTGCGTTATGCCAATGGCGGGGAAAGAATAGAGCTGCTTAATGGTGCGACTCTTGACCTTGTCTCAGATACCAGAGATTCAGCTCGTGGTCGTACTGCTGACTTCTTATGGATTGATGAAGTCCGAGAAATCTCGGAAGACGGGTACAAAGCTGCAATTCCAGTAACGAGGGCGCGTGGCAACGCCCAAACATTTTTGACATCGAATGCGGGTGATGCATTCTCTACAGTTCTTAATGGCTTAGTAGAACGCGCTAAAGATTATCCACCAGAGACCTTTGGGTACTATGAGTATTCTGCCCCACAGTATTGCAAGATAGATATATCTTCAGAATCCTTTTGGCGAGATGCTGTAGCTCCTAGCAATCCTGCACTTGGATTTACTGTGTCTCGCGAATCAATTGAGGAAGCTATTGCAACCGCACCAATTGAGACTACTCGTACTGAGACTTTATGCCAGTGGATTGATTCCTTGCAGAGTCCATGGCCTCATGGAGTGTTAGAAGAGACTAGCGATAACACGCTTGAAATTGCAGTTGGGGCTTATACTGTATTCGGTTTCGATGTCAGTCCTTCAAGAAGGAACGCATCTTTAGTCGCTGGACAATTACTTCCAGATGGAAGGATTGGCATTGGAATCATGGAGACTTGGAGTTCTCAGGTCGCAGTAGATGATCTAAAGATTGCAGCAGCTATAAAAGGGTGGTGTGACCTTTACAGACCGCGTCTAGTGTGCTACGACAAATATGCCACTCAATCAATTGCTGACAGATTAAAGCAAGCTGGTGTAATGACCGAGGATGTCTCAGGCCAGCAGTTCTATCAGGCGTGTGGTGATCTATTGACTGGATTGGTGACTAACAAGGTCATTCATAATGGTCAGAGCGAACTCATTAGCCAATTCAACAATTGCGCAGCTAAAGTCAATGATTCAGCTTGGAGAATCGTAAAGCGTAAATCCGCAGGCGATATTTCAGCCATTATTGGAGTTGCTATGGCGGTAAGCAAGTTAATGCTTCCAGCACCTAAGCCTCAGATTTATAGTTAGACACGCACTAGCATATTGTCTAATCTCTTGACAAATGCTACAATTTCTGTCTATGGGTATCTTCTCGCGTAAGCCTCAAATCTTGGAAGCGCAAAACGCTCCACAAATTATGTCCGAGTCTTACTTGACTTATGGCAATTATTTCCCAGTCATGGTCACTCGCGCCCAAGCTCTTTCCGTACCCAGCATCAAAAGATGCAGAGACCTAATTTGCGGAACCATCGCATCGATCCCTTTAGAGTATTACAAAAAATCTACAGGTGAAATGATTTCTCCACCAAGATGGATTGAGCAACCTTCTAAAGCTCAGCCACGATTTGAGACACTATATTTCACTTTAGATAGCCTTCTCATGTATGGCGTAAGTTACTGGCAAATTACCGAGACTTATCTCGAGGATTCGCGAATGGCTAACGCTAATTGGGTTGCTAACAATCGCGTAACATTCAATACAGATTCAGTCAATAATTTTGTGACACAGTATTATTTAGATGGCGTTCCGTTACCGATGTCGGGTTTAGGTTCTTTAATAACTTTTCAAAAAGATGAAGGCATCCTTGCTGTTGGTGGTTCTACTATCAAAGCTGCACTTGATGCACAGAGAGCAGCAAGCGTAGCTCTGGAAACGCCATCTGCGACTGGGTTCCTAAAAAACTCGGGGGCTGACCTTCCACCTAATGAAGTTACTGGATTACTTGCTGCATGGAAGCGCGCCCGCCAAAATAATGGCACTGCTTACTTAACTGCAACTCTTGATTATCAAACTACAGGTTTTAGTCCTAAGGACATGGCTTATCAGGATGCAATTCAAGGATTAGCGACTGAATGCGCAAGACTCTGCTCAGTCGATCCTTATTATGTTAGTGCTTCGATGAACACGACCATGACTTATGCAAATGTGCAGGATGAGCGCAAGCAAATGGTTGCTTTTACTTTGCAGCCTTATGTTTCAGCGATTGAGTCAAGGCTCAGCATGGATGATGTATCCACAGCAGGACATTATGTCAAGTTTAGTTTAGACGACTCATTCTTGCGTACAGAACCAATGGAAAGATTGCTAGTGCTAGAAAAGATGTTAGCACTTGGTTTAATTACAACAGAACAAGCAATGCAAATGGAAGACCTATCACCTAACGGGAATGGCAGCTAATGGAAACTCTATACATTGAAGCATCATCAATTGAATGCTCAGAAGAACGCAGAGAAATCTCTGGAAAGATTGTGCCTCTTGGTACTGGTGAAATCGGCCATACTAATCTTGGCGCATATACTTTTGCAGCTAACTCAATTGAGATTGCAGACCCATCTAAAATTAAGTTGCTATCACAGCACGATCTAAAGAAGCCAATTGGTCGCATGACTGCTTCAGAGACTCGCGCAGATGGAATCTACGCAACCTTCAAGTTAAGTCGCTCTTCAGGCGGTAATGACGCACTTATCATGGCGCAAGAAGGATTAGTTACAGGCTTGAGTATTGGGGCAGAAATCCTTTCATCACAGCCATCAAAAGATGGACACACAGTAGTCTCTTCAGCGAGGCTTAAAGAAGTTTCTCTAGTAACTGTTCCCGCATTTGCGTCTTCAGAAATACTAGAGATCGCAGCAGAGGAAGTAATCCCTGTTGAAGAAAACCCACAAACAGAAAGCGAGACAGCTGTGGAGAATACTCCAGAGACAGTTGCAGCACCAGTAGAGGCAGCAGCAGTTGAAGCTGCTCGTCCTACAGTTAGCGCAATGTATTACACAAACCCACGCATTAACCTCAATGTTACAGCAGGCGAATATGCTAAGGCACAACTAAACGCATCACGCGGTGACGCAGATGCTCGCGAACTAATGGCAGCTCTACAGGTTGCAACAGTTGCAGAAAACACAGGTATGGTTCCACCTACATATCTAAAAGATGTAATCGGTATCATTGATTCATCTCGTCCTTTTATTGATTCCATCGAGCGCGCAGCACTTCCTGCAAGCGGAATGAAAATCTTTACTCCTAAGCTAGGAACTCAGGCAACAGTTGCATTAACTGCTGAAGGTGCTGAGTTTTCATCTACAGACACTACAGTTACCTTCCAAGAAGATAATGTTGTCAAATTCGCTGGAGCTGGAAAGCTCGACTTGGAACTCGTTGATCGCTCAGACCCAAGCTTCCTTGACCTGTATCTCCGTGAGTTGGCTGCAAGCTACGCACAGAAGACAGATGCATACGCAGCAACTATTGCTGCTGATGGTGCTGACAGTTCAACTGGCGCAACCATCTACAAGTCTATTGCTGATGGAATTGCAGATTCCTATGGTGTAATGCGATTTACACCAAATCGTTTAATGGTTGCACCATCAGGCGGTTATGTAAATATCGATTATGCAAATCTACTTGGTGCTGTTGATGGAAGCGGCAGACCACTATTCGCTGCTGCTGTTGTTCAGAACGCTGCTGGTTTAATTTCTCAAGGCTCAACTCAGGGAACTGTTGCTGGACTTGATTTAGTGGTTGATCCTAACTACACAGGCAACACAGGTAACGCTAAGGTCGCTCTTGTTTATCCATCAGCTGCAATGCGATTCCACGAATCAGGCACACTTCAGATTCGTGCAAATGTAGTTGCAAATGGTCAGCTTGAAATTGGCATCTACGGATATGTTGCAGTAGTTAATCGCTACCCAACAGCATTCCGCAAGCTAGACATCGCGTAATCTAGTAACACTCTAAGTCGCTCTGGGGAGTAGTAGCCCTCTACTCCCCAGAGTCTTAAGAAAGGAATCAGGATGGCATTAACTTCAGTAAGTGAGTTACGCACCACGCTGGGCGTGGGCACCCTATATCCTGACGCGACCCTTCAAGAAGTTTGTGACGCATCTGATGCAGTTTTGCTTCCAATGCTTTGGCAGAACGAGATTTACAATACTTATCAAAGCATTGCAGGCAATGTAGGTACATTATATTTTGAACAAAACATTTTAGATTACTTTTTTGTGGGTCAAAGCGTAACTGTCAGTCGAAATGGCAGTCCATATAATGGGGCTAAAACCATTACTGCTATTAGCTCTAACGCTATTTCTTTCGCTGCTGTAGGTGCAGATCAGAACACACACGCAGTTCAACCTATTGGTATCGTTGCAGGAACAGCAACCGATTATGCAACGGACACAGCAATACAGAATGCAGCTTTGATGATCGCTGTCGATATCTGGCAAGCAAGAACCGCTACCCTTTCGGGTTCTAACTTGGTCGATTACCAGCCATCCCCGTACAGGATGTCAGCGCAACTTTTGGCAAAAGTACGGGGCATGATTGCTCACGCGCTAAGTCCTAATTCGATGGTGGGATAATGCCAGTTGCTATTACTACACTTAGAACGACACTTGCCACAGCCTTAGTCGATAACTCAAAATGGCAAACCTTTGCATTCCCGCCTGCCACAGTAT